GCATAGATACTCCGCCATTCGCCGGTCTTTTCATCCAGCTTGCTGGAGTACGGCTCGCCCATCTGAGAGCACCGGGCACTCATACAAACAGGTGGCAGACAATCCATTGCATTGTCCACTACGGCCTGAGTCACAAAGTCACCGGGCTTTGCGGTGGCGTAGTCGAAGTCATCCTCATCTATGACTTCCTTTCCGTCCCAGACCTGCTTGGGCTTGGGAGCGATGGTGGACACGTCCAGCAGATGAGCGCCAGAGATATTCCGCTTGACCTCCCACACCTCATCCATGTCGCCAACTAAGTTATACAGCTCCTTATGGCTATGGGCGACATTCAGCCGTGACCCAGGCAGGTTATTGGCCTGCTCCGGGAGAGGCACGCCATTGACAGTAGCATGGTAACTGGCAGTGATGTAGGAGATCACCTTGAGGAAGTCCGCCATGTTGCTCACACTGCTCATAGCCTCCATAAACTCAGGCCAAGTATGGTCGCAGGCTCCAAGGCCGAAGCGTTCCATTTCAGCCTTGTCGCCGTTATATTCCTCGGAAACGATATAGCTGTCATTCAGATCGTTCCAGAAAATCACTTTCCGTCTGGTCATGTCAAACTCTCCCCACATCGAAAGTATAGTTGCTTGTAGCAAGTCCCCAGAATTTCGTATCCTCGCGTCTCTCACCCGAATATACCGCATTGATACAATAAATCTCGTTCCCTACCATAACGTCCATGCTTCTTCCTGTTTTGCAAACAGTTCTCAAAACTCGTTCTGCGAGACATTTATAGATGCCCAGAGACAAGAGCTTTTCAAGTGCGTCTTCAAAACTCATAACATCCTCCTCCTGTCAAGGACGGCACGGCAGCAGAAATGCCGGCTCGTCCCAGTTGACACTATCTCGCTCGTCACGTCCACACCGCTTATACACCAGCAGGCACGGGTACGGCGTCCGCATTGTGTCGCTGCTCCCCATATAGATGTTACGATACGGCCCGACAGCCTCCAAGATATCCAGATAGCGATAAGCGTCGAAATAGCTCGTCATAGGAGCGCCGTTCTCATCCTCGGTGGTAACGGTAATCTTCGGGAAAAGAGGCTTCATACCTCTCCACTCACGGATGATCTTTTTGCAATCATCCACAGTGGGCGGCGAAACAACCAACGAAGCGTTCGCGTCCTTGAGATAGTCCTGAACGTATTTATCATACGTTTCCGTCCGATCACCTACGGGGATTCCCTCGGGCTGTTCCGCAAACAGCACCACCATAGTTCCATCTGTTATGGCAAAATGCTTCTCGCTGGGATGAACACCAGCCAGAGCCTCCGACTGGGTTTCGTCATATCGGGTCTGC